TCTTTCTTCTTTTGTATAAATGCATATTTCTTTTCATCTCCACCTTTAGTTTTTGTTGTTGAAAATAGTACATTTTTAAAATCATTTCCTGCTGATGTTGTAGTAGCTGGTCCATCTACTCTTTTTTCGGCATCAGTCACATCTACATCTACGTTTGGTACATTTGATTTTTTTGTTGTTCCTTTTGTAGATTTTGGCTCATCCACTCTATCAGGCCAAAGATTTGGTTCTTCAGGTTTTTCATCATCTACTATATCAAAATCTTTTTCAGAATAGCCACTTTTCTTTATAAGTGCAAGTGCTTGTTTATAAGCAGCTTGAGGACCCGGCTTTTTATTATCTTTGTATGCTAGAGCAGTTGAAATTTTAATATCTTTGCCTGTATCAGTATTTTTAACTGTTTTATTAAGAAGCGATTTTTGTGATATTTGATTTGGCGTTTTAACCTTTTCTCTCAACGTATTAATAGCTTTAGAATTATATATACCTCTCTCTTCTAAGATGGTAACTAATTCATCTAAGTGTTCTTCGTTAGTTAAATCGACTATTCCGGTTGGAATTCTATAACCTAGTTCCAATAATATTTCTTCGAAATTTGGAGTCATTTATTTTGTATATTTTTTTGGTAGAATCGATGATAGTTTCATTGATTCGTTTTTATCATCATCCATTTCCAATTCCTTCTTATATTTCTTAGCAACATCTACCATAAATTTCATAGCAGCATCGCCAGTTACAAAAGTTTTATCAACTTTATTTCCAATATTTGATGGGTCATTACCATAAGTAGGTAATAATGAAACTCTGAATTCATCTGGTTTGTTATAATCGGAATTACCTCCAAAGTACAATGTGTATGTTGGCGACATTCCCTTACTAGCATTATACATAATAGCATCAGTATTTTCATCGGTATCAACATATCCACTTAATCCTGCTTCCGCATTTACTGCTTTTTCTAATGTTTCAGCGTGCGTATAATCTAATTCAGATGCTTTTTTTGGAAGTTGTGCTTTAGGTGCAGCAGCTTTAGAAGTATCTTTAGGTAAAGCCTTTTTAATTAAATCCTGAAGGTCTATGTATGCAGTATCGACTTCATCTCTATCAGCATCACCTCTTTTGTAATCGGATTCCAAATACTTTAATGCTCCAATCTCATCTTCGATATAGTTTGCATATTTTGTATCTAATTTATCTTTATTTGCTTTAAAAAATTTATTAAAATCTTTATAAGATGTTAATGCATCTATATTATCGGCTTTAGGAGCTGCGTTTTTTTGTAAATCATCATATGCTTTTGTTCCCATAACAGCTTCACCATCTGGGTCAAATTGTGATACATACGCAAATGCTTTTTGATAAGCTGGAGAATCATCTTCTCTATCGTATGCATCTCCAACCGTAGTTGTTTTGCCTGTTTTTGGGTCTTTGAATGTTGCACCAAATACATCACTATGTGTCCAACTATCTGCTGATGGGTCAGCTTTACCTTTAATATCAGATACATCAATTGAATCCAAATTATCCATCCAATTTGTATTTACTTTATCAGATTTAGAAGATGCACCACCCGTTTTACCAAATACCGAACCACCTTTATCTTTACCAAACACCGAATTTCCTTTTACGGGTTTAGAATCTTTAGCAGCCTGTCCAGCGGTTGTAGTTTTACCTGCAATTGTTACTTTGGTAGAGGGTCTTAATTCGTGCTGTTTAATATATGCATCGAATTGGTCTTGATTTTTAAAATCAATTTCTTTTAGTGGGATTAAATTAACTAGCTTCATTGTTTTATTTGTTTCTATTATATAAGTATCGGATATAAATATAAATTTTTATTGTATTATAACTAAATTATCGTAATTAATTCCTTCATATGTTTTAACAGGAAACCCACCTTTTTCCAAAGTAGTCGTTAATTCGCCTAAAAGATTATCTCTATCCTGTGGATGTACATCGATTAAGAACGCATCATATGTATATAGTATCATTTTTGACCTTCTCCCATCACACCACTTCAGTACATCATCAATCTTAGTATAATTGATTTCAGTTTCCAACGCCTGAAGTAAATAGTTAAACACCTTTTGTTCGTTGGCGGCTTCGATTCGTTGGAATGG